AGATGCGCGTCAACGGTGAGTGGTTGCAGATCGACCCGCAGGCGTGGAAAGAAAATTACGCCATGTCGGTATCCATCGGTATCGGTACGTCGAGCAAGGCTAAGCAGATCCAGAACGCGCAAATGCTGATCGCCATCCAGCAGCAGGCGGCGCAGTACGGTCTGGTGCAGCCTCAGAACGGCTACAACGCGCTGGAAGACCTTCTCGCTGCCATGGGCAAGAAGGACGTTAGTCGCTACTTCACGCCCCCCCAAGGGCCGCCTCCGCAGGCTCCCGATCCGAACGCCGCCGCCATGGCGAAGGTACAGGCCGAATCCCAAGCGAAGATGGCCGAATTGCAGCAGCAGGGTCAGCTGCAAGCGCAGAAGCAGCAGGGTGATATCGCCGTCGAGCAGATGAAACAGCAGGCCCAGGCCGAGCAGAGCCACGCCGAGACGCAATTGGAGGCTCAGCGTGACAGCCTGAAGATGCAGAACGACAAGGAGCTGGCGCAGTTCAAGGCCGATCTGGACTACAAGCTTGCTGTCATCAAGGCTCAGATGTCTCAGGACACCGCCATCGAGGTCGCTCGCATTAACGCTGAGGCCAAGATCGCCTCCGCCAAGGCCATGGGCGCAAAGGATGCATCTACGGCTGACCAAGATATTGCCTATCAGGAGAACCGCGAGTGACGGACCTGCTTGAGGCCGAAATCCAGCGTGGCGAAAAGGCTCTTCAACTACTCAACGAACCTCTTTTGGTTGAAGCCTTAGCCGCGCTCCAGAAGGAGTGCACGGAAAAGTGGCAAAACTCACCGGCAAGAGACGCGGAAGGCCGCGAAAAGCTGTTCCTGATGCTTCAAGCGTCCCTCCGAGTGGAGAAGCACCTGAAGTCGCTGGTCGAATCGGGGCAGATGGCATCGGCGACTCTAGTCCAGCGTTTGGGCCATCGAATTGGCAAGGCCTCTGTGGCGTTCTGAGTGAGCTTGAGCCGGTCATCCGTCCCCTGACCGTGTGCAGGGTGTGGGTGCCATTTGAATGTCAGCCTACGTGGACTGGGACGCGCTCAGGCGCACCAGTCGAGCGAGGACCCTGGCGCGTACGACTTAACGATGGTCGGGATATCTCGCCCTAGCGATCACCGGACAAGGCATCGTCCCCAACAAGCCGCCGAAAGGCGGTTTTTTATTGCCCAAAGGAAGCCACCATGAGTAATCCGGCAACGGAACTCGATCAAGGCTCCGACAATAGCCCCCAGGGAATGTCGGAAGAAGAAATTCTCAAGCGTCTAGAGCCGAAAGACCTCGGCGAAGAAGGTGAAGCACCGCCCCGCAAATCGGACGAGCTCGACGAGGAAGAGGAGCAGGCCGAACCTGAGCAGGAAGAGGGCGAGGACGCTGAAGAGCGCACGGATGAGGAAAGGGCCGAGGCCGAGGAAGCGGCATGGCTGGCTAACAAACGAAAGATCACCGTCCAGGGTGAGGAACTGGAAGTCACCGCAGATGAAGCCTTCAAGGGCTACATGCGGCAACAGGATTACACGCGCAAGACGCAAGAAGCTGCACAGCTAACCCAGCAGATCACGCAGGAAAAGCAGTTCGTTAAGCAGGAATACGAGGCTCGTATCAACCAGCTTAATCAACTGGCAGGCGTGCTCTATCAGGAGCTTGTAGGGGATCAGGCGAAACTTGCAGAACTCGCTCAGACCGACCCAGCGGCATGGGTCGCCATGCAGCAGCATATGGCTCAACGCAGCCAGTTGCTCAATCAGGTCAATCACCACGCTTCCGCCATTGAGGCGATGAAGAAGAACGAGTCCGAGAAATCGCGACTTGAATCGCTTCGCCAACATGAAGAGAAGTTGCTGGAAAAGATGCCGGAGTGGCGGGATGAAGCCAAGCGTTCGGCGGCTACGCGAGAGATCGCTAACGCCCTTATCGCCCATGGCTACACCCCCGACGAACTGAACGGGCTTTCCGACCACCGAGCCGTCCTCATTGCCCACAAGGCGATGCTTTGGGACAGGTCGCAGGCGGTCAAGCAAAAGCAGGTAAAAACCGAGGCCACACCGCCCAAGCCGGTGAAGCCAGGTAACGCAAACACCCCTCCAAACGCTCCTGCGCAGAAGCGCATCGACGAGCTTGCCAAACGTGCCAAGCGCACGGGCAAGCTTGACGATGTTGCGGCACTGCTCATGGCGCGATCCAAATAGGAACGTCTCATGACTATCGTTGCAAATACCTTCACGACCTATGCCGCTATCGGCCAGCGTGAAGATCTTTCGGACATCATCGACAACATCAGCCCGACCGACACCCCGGTGTATTCGGCTGTGAAGAAGTCCAAGGCAAATGCCCGCTTCTTCGAATGGCAGACGGACGCCTTGGCGACCGCCGCAAACAACGCCCAGTTGGAAGGCGATGACGTCGCTGCGTTCGTGGCCGTCACCCCGACCACTCGCTGGGGCAACTATTGCCAGGTCAGCACGAAGAACTTCGTTATCTCCGATACCGAGGAAGTGGTTGACAAGGCTGGCCGCAAGTCGGAAATCGCCTATCAGAAGGCGAAGAAGCTCAAGGAACTGAAGCGTGATGCCGAGGTTGCCTTGGTTCAGAACGGCACCAACAATGCCGGTTCCACCACGGTAGCCCGTCAGACGCGCGGTCTGGCTGGCTGGATCACCCAGGGTTCCGTTGGTGCGGGTACGGGTGCCTTCCCGGTTCCGTCCACCAACACCGCTGCGGTGGCTGGTACGGCGCGTGCATTCTCCGAGGCGCTGGTAAAGGCTGCGATGCAGACGGCCTATACGGCTGGTGGTGCGCCATCCATGCTGGTAGTGCGTCCGTCGGATAAGGTCATTGCATCGACCTTCACCGGCAATGCCACGCGCTTTGAGCAGGCCGATAGCGGCGAACTGAATGCCGCGTTCACCTTCTACGTGACCGACTTTGGTCGCCTGAAGGTTGTGCCGGACCGCTTCATCGATGCCGCTGCCTATCTGCTCGACCTCGATCACGTCAGCTTCAAGACGCTGCGTAATGTCGAGGCCAAGCCGCTGGCGAAGACGGGTGACGCAGAGAAGATGCTGATCACCTGGGAGTATGGTCTTCAGATGGACAACAAGGACGCTCACGCGCAGATCCGCGACCTGTCGTAAGGGTCGATGTAAGCCACCCGAAGGGGCTCCGAAAGGAGCCCTTTCTTTTTGGAGAATGCAGTGGGCTACCAGTCACCTATCTTTGCCCTGGACGTCAATGTCACGGGCGTCAACATCGTTACGGGAGCGGCCTCGGCCAGTTCGCCCATCCCCAACAACTCCGCTGGTGTCGTGGCTCGCTATGTGCGCGTCATGGCGACAGCGAACGCCCATGTCCGGGTAGGCAAGACCACGGCCACCGCAGTGGCTACGGACATGCTTATTACGCCGACTGAGGCAGTGATCTTAAACGTATCCGGTGCCGATACCATCGCTGCGATTCAGGACTTGGCCGCTGGTGTGGTCAATGTGGTCCCTCTCGAATGGGGTTGATAACCAGGGCGCATGTGTCGGGCGATGACCTGACACTCAATCGCCTACAGGACGTTGAGCCAATCCTCAATCGCGTTGCCGCCATGCGTTCCGTTGGGGACGTTGGCACGAGTGAGATGAAGATCGCGGGCATCGTCCCGAATGTCTTCATCGAGGACTATTGCACGCGTGCTGGCATCAGTGTGCATGACTTCATGGTCAACGATGAGCATTGCCGCCGATTCCTGAACGATCCGGCTCTGGCAGCCTTCCGCGTGTGGCAGGGGAAAGTCTAAGTGATCTCCGACTACAGCACCTTACAGAGTGCGGTAGCCCGCTGGCTAGCCCGTGCTGACCTTACGGCATCCATCCCCGACTTCATCCAGCTTGCCGAAACGCGGATGAACTTCGACCTGAAGCTGTCTCCGCAGCAGGCCCAGGTCAGCGGCACGTCCTCGGGCGGAATCATCACGCCGCCGAACGGATGTAGGCAGATCCAATCCCTTCTCATCTCTCTGGATGGCGTGCAGCGGGCGATCTATCCGGTCCCGGTCGAGCAGGGCACTAACGCCAACCTCATCGTCCTGCCCATCGGCTACACGATGATTAATGGGGTCATCAATCTCATAGGATCGACGGACACTGACTATGTTCTGACGTACTACACGGGCATTCCATCGCTAGGCTCCGATCCCGGATCGTTGCAGAACTGGCTC